CTTGTTGAGTCGTTATTTTAGCACCTTCTACGATCTCAGGGCTAGAACTATTTAACGCAGTTGCCTTTTTGCCGAACCAATGAGGCCGAATCAGCTTCAATCTCTCAACGGCAGTAGCAGCACCAACGATGTTAACATTACCTAGACTAGTGACCTCGATCTGTACCTCAGGGAAGTCTAAAAGCTCTAAGTCCTCTAACGCTTCTTTGCGAATGCCTAATGATTGTGCAGCTAATTTGACTGCAGTGTACTTTTTGTCTTTGGCGACAGCGGTGTTCACATTCTCGAGTTTGGCCAGGGCCTCTAGTTTTTCTTTTTCTTGGAGCTCGGCCAATTCCTTCCACTTCTCTTGAGCCTTCATGTCAGATAATTCTTTGTCTTTGAGTCCAGCCTCGAACACTTTAGCTCTGTCTTCAGCCTTCTCAAGCCTTGTTAACATCTTCTGATGGTCTTCGTAGCTAACCACTGGCTTTGGTGGATCCGCTACAGGCGGGTCAGCCGGTGGATCTGCAGGTGGATCGCCTGGTGGTGGCGTATCAACTTTCTCTTCTAGTAACAGGTGTGCATACGGTTGGGTTAAGAACATAATCTCTCCTTAGATTGTAAAGACGCTTACCTGCGTCTAGATCGTGATATTATCTGTCTAATCCTTGCTAAGTAAAGGTTAACAATGCGGCGCTGTATCGATACCTTGAAGCGATCCTTTGGACCTGTAGGTAGGATCTTTCGCTGGGGTAGTTTGGCTTTAAGGTTTGAGCCCTCATTGTGACCCTCAAAGATTGCTTTTAGCTTCTTAGACGCATTGATTAATCCAACCTCAACGCCGCCAACAAGACGACGAAACCTCATGGCCTTTAACAAATCACCTGATAGCTTAAGGTTCACAGGGCGTTTTCTCTTGCTAGGGAATTTGTCTTTAACACTATTCGGATAAGCCTGAGCCTTTGCCTTACCGGTTGATCGATCGACCTTGTAACCCTTAAAACGACCATGACCTCTTACTGGACTAATACCCCGGGCAATGCTGCTAAGGATCTCTTTCAAGACCAGTCGACCTAGCTTGTCTCTGAATTTTCTAGTGGCGATCTTCCTTTTAACCATTGAGTCCACAGTGGGTATCTTGATCTTAACCTTAGCCACCGAAGAGCTCCAATAGATCGAACTCATCAAACAACTCGCGCAGCTCAGGGTTAACGAGAATAGCCGTCTCAGCCTCTCTCGTAGATAGGGCGGGGAAGGTCTCATTCAAGTAAGCAGTTAGTGCACGCCTTGACTGGATATCCCTAAGTCCAGACTTTTTAACTTTCGTAGCTGCCACAATCGCCTCATTAACAATGCGATCAACTTCTTTTCTTGCACTCCGTTTAAAGTTTTCGCCCTCTTTAGGAAGGAATTGACGCGAGGGGAGCTTTGATTTACCTGAGAAGTTGTTGTGCCCGTCTGCCTTGCCGGCGTCGCTACCTTTAATCTGTATCTTAACACCATCGGATGTGCGCTTGGTCTCCAACGCATCGAGCATACTCCCGCTAAATTCTAAGTTAGGTGATCCACCGCGACCGTCTTTCTGTTTCAGCTTCTTGTATTTGGGGCTTAACTTCTCAAACTTGCCCTGGCCCTCGATCGGGGACTTCAAATCAGAGACTTGCTCTAGAATGAAGTCGACAAGAAGCTCACCGACCTCATCTTTAACTCTATTCTTCTGTCTAACGGTCAGCGTATCAGGTAGCTCTAAGTCAATCTCACTGCTTAGTTCAGACTTTGTCGCCTTCGTTTTCGTTACTTCCGACATCTATCCTAGGTCCCGTCGCTCCTTGAGCTGATTCATGTGTGTGCCCTGGTGTATTAGGTGCACTTGTAACAGACCCACCGTGATCATGCGGCTCACCTTCACCGACGTTATCAGTCGGTACATTGCTACCATTCAAATCATGAGTGTGACCGCCGCCCATCATGTCCATCATCGCGGCCGTCTTCTCAGCCTCAATCGCAACTAAGATCTCATCTGCCTGAGCACGATCGATACCGCGATCCTTCATGATCAATTCAACCTTCAGATTAAGACCAAGGTCTTGGCGTGACTTAAGATCTGCTAACTTCTCAGACTCACTCATGATGATCTGAGCCGCATTGAATTGGATTTGTACATCCTCCTCAGATGGGATGATGCAATCGTCTAATTCTTCGTCTAGCTGATTTGTCTCTTTGAAATGTTGCAACCATAGAGCGGTCTTCTTGATCGCAGGGATCTCACCTTCTGCAAAGATAGCTGTCTGATCCTTCACATCCTCTAACGACTCAGCCTTATCTAGAGTTAACGCAATACCACTCGGGGCAGTCATGCCGCCCTCAAGAGACGATGCGATGCCGCTGGTAGAGAGGTTATTTGTGGTCATCAGTAATGCGAGCTGTGTCTCAGCCTGCTTAGCTAATGCCTCTAACGGTGGGCTTGAAGTGATGAATTCAGCCGTGGGTGTAGGATCATCCGTACTCTCTTGAGGTAGTCCGATCATCTTGTTTGGCCCTAGAGATATTGTCGACGGGAGGTCCTTGCCGGTTAGCACCAACTGACCAAACCCTTGAGTAACACCGATGTGATGAGCGTTAGTTAAGAGAGAGTTGATTAGAATAGCACCATCGACTAAATCCTCACCACCCTCGGCCCAGTAATTGCCCTCTTGATCGATATGGTAATCAACAAAGGGAGACTCCTCGATCGGGTTAGAGATGGCATCCTTGAAATCTATGTCAGCGGCAAATGGCTTCATTGTAGATGGGTCGACAATCTCCTCGCCTAATGTCGTGAAGTGCCACTTATCAGTCCACCAAACATACTTTTTCTTTGGCAGATCAATATCTCTTTCTTCTTTTTCGTCAGCTATCTTGTTGTCTTTGCGGTCATCGTTGACACCATGGAGGCTACCGCCAGACCCAGTCCCATGGTGTCCAGACCGCCTTGCAAACGCGTCCGGTGTATTACCGTGGTGAGCGTGATTACCACCGCGAAGATCAAAGTTAGATAAGATATGCACCATAGATTTTGTTCTGTCATAAAAGCCCTCTACTACATCGTATAGATAGGGGCTCATCGGTTGCCAATCAACCGTAAATCTACTGTTGCCATCTGCATCTAGAAATTCGGTAGGCTTAACGTATAGAGTGGTGTTGCGATGCAGCTTCAACAAACGATTCAACGTCTTCATCTGAGCCGTCATCTTCAAGCGCTTCTCTAATTTATTTAGACACGCCGTATCAGTGTCATCATCGAACTCTCTGATAATGCCGTGTGAGTACACCTTAGCTAACTTATCGATGATCTTTCGCACGATCGAGATGTTAGATAGGGCGTATTGCATTTCTCTAACTGTCTCTTGAGCGAACTGTAAATGAAGCATCTCTAATACGAACTTAGACGTTTTATCCTTCCACACCTCAAACCTGCGATAAGCAGCATCTTTACGCTGACGATTCTCAGGCGCTTCAATCTCTTCTATGATTGCAGCTCTGACTTTCGAATCTAGGATTTCATCTTCGAATCTAATTCGCATTATAACCTCGTGCCAACGAACGGGCGAGATGTAGGTTTTTTGAACGGTATAAGAATATCACACAAATAATCTAAACCATCGCTGTGATGAGTCAACTTTGGATTGGATTTAACCTTCTCTAACCTGATCGGGTCCATCTCAACACCGATCAGATCCTTCTTAACTTTTACCTGAGTCTTAGGGTTAGGCCGAATGCGTCTCTTCTCTAGTAGGTTGTTCATATGGAGTTGACGCTTGCGATGAGTCTCAGCCTTTCGCTTAACTCTAATCTCAGTGAAGCCGTTATCTTTTAGAATCACTATGTCAGGCTGGCCCTTAGTAGAGCGGGCGTTGCCGGCTGGATCTGGATACAAAATAGAATTGTCGTTGTGATAGCCCCGAGCCTTTAATGCAATGCACATGGCCTTAGTGTCTGCATTGTCAGGGAGTGTTATCTCATCTACCCCGTATAAGATGTGACCATCGAATTGCCAGATGTTAGCTGACATGTGATCAACGTTGAAATCCATTCCTATATGATACATCTGATAAGCGTTAGGTTTGTAATCAGATTGATCGTTCTTGCTAGGGTCGTAGTTGTAGTAGAACTGATTGCCGACCATGTTAACCCAGAGACCCTTAATATAGGCCTCTTGCATTTTGGTGTCATACGAGTCCATTAGATTTTCAATGTAATCCTCATTTAGGTTTTGCATGTTGTCGCGTGTATCGCCATAGATGATGCGCATGTTCTTGCGCGGCTTCTCTATCATGTAGTCGTAATACTCTGACGCCATGCCCTCGGGTGTGCCGACACTAGCTATTTGAGGGTATTTAGCCGCCTTTACTCGTACTCGGCCGATCACTTCTTTATATCTGACAAGGGGTATCAAGGTTAGCTCATTGATGCCAGCATAGCCCCAGTTAGGCCCTCTGACTTTCTTCTCGCCGGTTACTACGTACAGCTTGCCTCGAGTCCAAGGGAATTCAAAGTACAGATCGGTTTTGTTGTAGTTATAATTTATTCGATGGTTGTCTAAGATCTCTTCAAACAGGGGCAGGCAATCCTTCTTGAACTCACCGTAGGTAGGCGACATGAATCCGCCTGCTATGTGTCGGTTTAACCAGCTTAATTGAAAGATCTTCATGATCAATGCATAGGTTTTACCACCACCAAAGCCGGTCGACATGTGTAGCAGAAATGACAAAACGTCATCGTGGAACTCACCCTGATGGGGATTCTTGTTATACGTCCATGTTAGCTTAGCCATCGTTAGGCCAATTAGCCACTTTACTCATTTACGCCTTCTTGGTTTGCGTCTAGGTTTTGGTTTAGGTTTCGGATGTGCTCCCATTTTCATATCCCCTGTCTTTGAATTCCATATCGGTATACTCTTTTTGAGCAATTTCGACTCTATCTCTCCACTTATCAGGTCGTCTATTCTTAAGCCAAAATATCATTGCCGTGTCACTAGGTGCATATTCCTTAACCACCTCATGCTCAATGATATTACCCTCATAACAGAAAACTTTAACTTCTTTGGTTCGATACCCTAACGCTCTGTTCAGTAATGAGGCTTCAACCAGGTCATCTGCAATATTTTTGCATTCCTTTAAGGCTTCCGAAAATTCACCACCAACTGTTTTCTTCCATAGACTTAGGGTGCTTAAGGCCACTCCGACGTACTGCGCAATCTGCTCATCGGTCTTACCGTGCTCAGCAAGGATCATTATCTTTGCTCTTGTTGCTTCAGTGAACTTAGTTGGCCTGCCTACCTTTGCCATGGCGCTATTCTACCACAGGTTTTTCTTGTTGGTCTTTTGGAATAACTAGACCCATATCCTCAAACGCTCCCTTAGAATTACCCTCGAGAGTTGATTGCATCTCATCAACGTTTTGTTCTTCTCGTCGCTTGGCGTGTTTAGCAATCTCTGATGTGACTCTCGCATTGGCCATTGCATCGTAAGCCTGAATGAACGTCTCAGACATATCCTCAACACACGAGATCATGGTTTTCTCAGTGAACTTCTTACCCCGGCGCTTCATCTGAATGTCTTGAGCTTTGATCAATTGTCGCGCCATGTTATCAATGAAGATGTGCATGTGCTTATTGTCTTTCATCGCACGCTTCATCTCGCTATTGATACTTTGATGCCTACGGACATACTCGAAGAAATGCTTCTTAACGAATTTGGTCACTTAACAGCCAGTGGAGCTAATCGTTTGCCTGATTCGTCTGTTACAGGTTTGTTCAACCGGTTAGCGTCAGCGCTTATGATTGCAGCGGCTTCAGGTGTTAATTCCTTGCGTCTAATTTCATCTGATCTTACATAATCTGTTTTGTGACTATGTTTGTCAAACTCTGTGACCGGTACTGCGACCTTCTCTAGTCTGCCAGCTATTTTCTTTTTCTCAAACTTCAATGGGCCTGAGTCACAAATGACCTCAATGATTTTCGAACGGTCATCTGGATCTCTGACAACCTTCATCTCGTGAAAGTGACCACCGACTGGAGCGCAATACTTCTGCATAGCACCATTAGAATTGATGGTGTGAAAGATGTGGGTGTGCTCAAGCTCTAGCCAATCTCGGTTCTTCTCGCCGGTTTGAGGGTGTTTAAACCACTCCTTAGAGTCTTGCTTCCACCCCACCCACTTGAGCATCGTCGATACTCGGAGTTTAAATAGATCGTGATAGAATTGCTGGGTGCCGCGAAATACGCGTTCGATGGGCTGTTTAGCCGATTTTGCCATGATTAATCATCCTTGTTAAAATCTTTGACTTACGTGTCTATAGGCATACAAAACCATGAACTTTTTATGTATGTCAACAGACGTTAGTGTAGGCCTTGGTTACGAGTTGCGATCTTATAGGCGTCGTAGAATGATGGGTATTTCTCAAACCACATGTAGACGGCATCAACAGTTACGCATTTATCTTTCGCGAACTCATCTATGGTTTTACCAGCTTTGATGTGGTCAATTATGTCGTATGAATATTGTAATTTATAGCCCCACTTGAGTCGGCTCATAGTCTATGACCTCAGCATCTACACTGCGATCATCGCCCAGTATTTTCTCGGCCGTCACCTTAAAAAAGTATCTGTCATCAATACCTAGGTGTTCGGCCAGCTGATCCTCAATGAGCTTAATGCGGTTACTCACGTCTAAGCGTTTGATTTCGTTCTTCTTTGTGAATAGATCCTTAAACGTGAAATAGAACTTTAGGTGGAGCTCATATCTACCAGTCTCTAGCTGCTTGACTGGATTGCGCCGAGCCCAGTTGAAAAACTTAGTCTTGAAGGCCACATAGTGCCGGCTAGCTACTCGTCTTTGTCGGTTGTGCCTGGTTATCGTCGCATACGCTTGGTTCAGCGACGGTGGCATCGGCATCTTTGTTAACTTCATGGAATTTAGTAAACCCACAGGTACAAGGATTGTCTAGATAAAAACTGTCTCTAGGGTCTAGCCACCCCATACAACTGCAACAAAAAATAGTCTCACTCATGCTCCTGCCCTTCAGCTAACTCTGCCTTGAGTTTTTTGTTTCTCTCTAAAAGGTCGTCAGCCTCTTTAGATGCCTGCGAGTTATTGGAACGTGCACCCCATGCTTTTTCTACTTGCCGGATTGCATCGCTAATTTCTTTGTGTGCCTCGCAATAAATAAAGTCTGGGCCATTGTAGTGACATTGAACTTCACAATCTCCCTCACACATTGTATCGGCGCTTGCAGTGATCAGGGCCTTGTGCTGATCCCTGATTGTTTTGATTAATTTTGGCACCAAGCGATGGCCCTTCCAACTTAGATCTAATTCATCAAGTCGCTTCATTTGCCCGCCTTGCTATTCACTTGTGTGATACTCGACGCCCCAGCAACTGAAGCACTTCGGCGGCTTTTAGATGAATCGTGGCTTCAGTCGTTGGATTCTCAATGAATAGCTCTCCGTCCTGAAAATATGTAAAAACATGATCATCTAATATAATTTCTTTGCTCTTCATTTCGTCTCCGAGGTGTGCGTTTGTATTTGAATTGCATCTATTCGGCTTTGAAAGCGGTCTTTAAATATGGCTATTTCTGGGCCGATATTACCGCTGCCGAAGTCATAACCAATAAACTCAGTCATGATCTTTTCAATGGTGTCTTTCTCGAATGGCTTGATTTGCTCTATATTGATGAGCAGGGCTTTGAATTTATCGTCTGACTGGGGTTCTATGCCAAAGTCAGCCTCGTCTAGATCACCGTTAGGGCTATAAACCACCGTTGCTACATTCGGATTATAGAAATCGAAGGGCTCTATGTTTTCTTCAAACCATTGTCTAAAATTAGAACATCTTATTGAGTGGTCCTGTCCGGCCACCATACTAAAATGATCTGGCATTTCTATCTTCATTTCTTTTCTCCTGGTGCCTGTAAGTGAATCTGACTGGACGCCTTGTTTTGCAGATCGATAAAACAGTTGTAACAAACTGGCGTCTTCCAATCTTCGGTGTCTGCGTAAATCCAATCACCGCCGCAAGCACAGCGCCCTTTGGCAGGGGTAACTTGAGCGTCACTGGTGCACCGAGGGCCTACTGCGTTTTTAGCAAGGCACGCTAAGCACTCACATACAGCGCAACAAGAGCTGTCTCTGATGCGCTCCAAAACCTCACGCAGATTACTGATTGTAGCGTTGAGCGTTCGAGCCTTAACGAAGAAAGTGCATCTGTCTTCACTCAGACGCTTCAGCTCCTTGCTCATCGTACCGACTAAATCGTCACTCTTCTTAAGAGACTCGCGCAACCGGACATTCTCCACTCGCAGCGCTTCAAATTCTGCCAATACTCTGGTTTGATCCGCCGCCCAAACTCTTTTCATCTGTGATTTACTTTGTACTTCGCTCTTCACACACTCGGGGCATCCGATTATTTCACATCCTATATTTTTATGTAATGGCACTATACTCCTCCTAATGCTGTACAGATTTAGCTAAAGTTAATCTCGATGTTGTTTTCTTTGATATATTTCTCAGCCATTATTTCTAGCTCGCCAGGGTTTATAGAGTGCCCACCGCCAGCCCCATCTTTGTAGCTATGCAATTTCACCCTAAACCATGCTGCGCCTGGGCCGCTACATCGAGGGTTGGGGCAATACCACATGCCGGCAGCCTCAACCTTGTCGTTATCAAGGCCACAATAAAAACAATCTAAATGAGAGGCTTTTTTGCCTATATTTTCTTTTTTAATTGTCCACTCAATCATTCTGACCCCTGTCATTTCAGTTAACTTTCAGTTCCAACCTAACATTTGTGGCTTCACGGTTTGCCCTTGAGACCACTTCATTAATTCTAAAACTGTTGTGTCACTTGGCATCTTTTCTGTATGGCTGATAAAATCCGCAACCAATTCATCTAAAGCCTTGTGTAGTATTTTGTGTTTTTCTTTATGCTCTGAATGTGTCATGAGTCGCCTTTCGCAGGGGTAAGATCAGCAGTATCTGCATTCTTCTCTTCGTCCAAACCAATGAAGGTGCCCAAAATATGATGTTGGATTGACTGAAGGCTGGCCAAAGGCTCTGGCGTCGCCGTGTTCTCTGGGACCTCACAGTCAAAATGCTTCAGTATTATTTCGTCAATGGATTTTAGAACATGCTGGAGGCTAGTTTTTAGGTATTCATTTTTAACCGGGACAACTTCTATAAATTTATTAGCCACATCCAATGCTTTTTTCAAGGGACAATTACTATCGTGAAGACCGTCCCCTTCGTCACAATGAGCGCAGTATCCATTGTTTAATTCACAAAGTTCATTATACATAGCAAGCCAACTTTCTCGGCAGGCATGGTCTAAAACAATTTCTCTATCACTCATAATTTACCTTTCGTACTGCACACGTCTACATTATCTGCATTCATATGTTTAACTTCTTGCTGAATTCTTCTCTCTCAACTAGGTCTTTAAATCTATCATCCTCGTTTTTGGCTACTATCGCTTGAATCGCCCTGGTAGTGGTCATTTCGGCACTCTCTATATCCAGGCCAAACTCCCTAGCCTTTCTTTTCTCCACTATCTTTTCGTATTCAGGAATAAAAAATTTAACTGCCGACAAAACTGGTATGCCCAAAAACAAACAAATCTTTATGCCTCGATCAAACTTAGGCGTAACTTTATTCGTCTCGTACATTGAAACTGCTGAGTGATGATCTGCTCCAATTAAAACTGCAAGCTCTTCTTGGGTGTATCGCAGTCTTCTCCTGTGCCATCTCGTCATCTCCCCAAAACTTCTAAACGTCACGAGTCGCCTTTCGAGCTAGTCACTTCAACTTCACTTGCATTCTCGTATTTATGTCTATCACGTTCATATTTAGCCAGTTCAGCGTCCTCACGTGAACCCTCTAAGAATTTGTCGGCCTCGGCGAGGGCCTCACTTGGATTATCAGCAAAATACTCGTTGTGAAGCTCTTGCAGCTCTTCATACATAGCGATCCAAGTAGGCTCTAATATCTCAAGCGCCGCCATTAAACTCGTTTTGTAAATGCTCTTAACTTCAAAGGGCTTGATAGTTAAATACTGACTTGTGTTCTGCATAAATGCCTGCAGCGCAACTGCGCTAGAAGAGTCCTTTTTGAAGTTTTTGAACCTATCTCTAACATCACTCATTTGCTCCACCCTCCCTCTTTATACATCCAATAACGGGTTTCTCCACACCTACAAACTTGCTGTGCTATTCCGTAATCTTTATCAGCCCATTTATGTATGTGAAACAATCTTCTAAACCAGTTCATTTGCTCTCCTTGCTATGCACTTCGACATCACTTGCATTGTCTTCTCTAAATGTTAAAGTTCCTTTTTTACCTTTTAACTCCCACCAGTTTATTCTTTTATCTAAGGTGTAAGGGCACAGAACTTTAGTTCCATCGTGACCGTGGTATTCCTTCCACTCTACTGGGCAGACGAAGTCATCCTGTGGGTCGGCCGCCACTCTTTCTGTTTTAAGAGTAATACAACTTCCTTTGCTGCCGGGCTCTATACCAAGCGCGGCCTCCTCTCGCATGTGCATACAACTAATTACATCGTGTTCGTTACACCACCTACAAAACATCAATCTCTCCTAACGCTTCATCTATGCCCGCAAGTAAAAACTCATTGGCATTATTTTCGATTCTGTCTTTAGCAACCAATAAAGCGGTTTTAGCTGTTTTCAGTTTTGTAGCTTCATCCAACAACTTATCGATGCTACTCATTAAGTCACCGGCCTTTATAACAGCGGCAGTTAACTTTTCAGACGCACCACTTTCTTCAATGGCCTGACACACTTCATATGCCTCTTTTAAAATCGGATGTCTTGATATGTCCATTTTCTCTACTCCTCGTAGGTTGGTTAATTTGCTATGCGAGTTTGGCTAACTGGACCAGCTAGTCTGAAAATAAAAACCAATGATCAGTTTCTTTTGAAATATCCCATTTCAAACAACACTCATCTTCATCTTGCCTATCAGAGTCCCAAGTATCATCAGCAACACTGGTCCAGATAAAACAAGCCCCCGCACAATCAGAGTCTTTCAGCTTGATAAGGTCGTCTGCAATCTCATCAAGATGGTTAACGTTGCCCGGCTCTAGGGATTTGATTATTTTTCCAACCACCTTAAGGGCGTCGCTCGTTCTTTGAAAATCTTGCTTTCTAACAATACATTGGTCGAAAGTGAGCTTAAGACAGGTTTTCTCTTCATCTGTTAGCCTGCTGTCATCAGCCAGCTCCCATAATTTGTTACCGGCCGAGCCCCAATAATCTGCCCCTAAATATTTTTTACAGAGATAAGACCAAATGGCCGGGGCAGAGCCCCAAGCATTGCGGTATTCTTTTACGCTGGTTATTTCGCCACTTTCAGGCACTTCAAATAATTCTGTATAGCTCATAATATGGCCCTCCAGCCTGTCATTCATTTAAGCTCGACCAGTTAAAGTCCCGCTCTTTTCATTTCAAAATTCAACTTCAACAACTTGTTAATTTCGCCCGCACAATTACATGCGGCATTTACGGTTTGAGGTGTTATCTCAGTTGCCGTCACTTTTTTTACGAGACCCAGCAATTCGTCGCCTAAGTCCATCATTAAGTTCGTCGAAGCATCCTGTTTTTCTGGCATCTGCGATGAGTTTTCTGATACCAAAGCACGGGTGTTTTCTTCTGTTTTTTTTGCCTGCTTCACGTTTTACCTCTCTAAGTCTTTCTTTGTGTTTTTCATAAAATCTAGAATGAAGACCATTTGCAGCTGAACGCCCCATTAAATGAGCCCATTTTTCTGGGTTCTTCTCTCGCCATTCTTTCATTCGCTTGTTGTTCCACTCCGGGTCCTCTAGTTTTTTCTTTCGGTAATATTCTCGCCACTTTATCTTTTCGCGCTCTCTCAATTCTAAGTTCTGCCGCCTTAATTCTCGTTGATATGCGGCCCTGAATGATTTTGTACCTCTGACATATCCTGCCGCCAGTAACTCCAAAGAGATCGCCGACCTCAGTTTCACTAAAACCCCACTTTGTAATTAAGAGCAAAATAGCCCTTTCTTCTCCGTAAAAAAATCGTTCAAAGCCCCAAGTATTTCTTCGTTCTCCCAGATCAAGTCCAGCAGATTGCTGGTATTTAAGCCCATCATCAAGACCGGCGGGGTTTTGGAGTTTTGTTCGTGAATCATAGCCGACAGACCCTTTGCGACCTGTGTATTTGCGTAGGAAATCGATAACAGCGTAATCAATGCTTTGGCCTTTTTTGAATCCACGCTCAGCCCACATGAGCACGACTTCTTGGGTGATGTCCTCAGCGTCGTAATGAGTTGCTTTATATTTTGTGAGCGCATACCCGACTTTCTTCTTGATTTTGTTGTACTCAGACTCATTCAAAGGCCCCCCAATGCTGATCCAGTTAGATTAATCTTCATATTTTTTGCGCCACAAATCCCAAGCAGGCACCATGTGTTTGCATGGCCTGGGCGGATCAGTTGGCCGGCTTGGGCTGACCGGCTCGTTCGCGCACATTATGCACTTCAGATCTGGCCTAGCGATTTTTGCCTTGTCTTTTAAATTTCTCTCGATTCGCTCGTTGAGCTTTAGATATGTGTTCATGGTGCCAACTTGATCGAGAATAACCTCCATAAGCTGGCGATCAGTCCATGACTCCACCATCTCTTTTTCTACTTGCTCTATTGTTTTCATCTTCATTGTGTCGCCCTCCCAGGCCTGCGCTTTACTTAAATCTTACTTGTGCCTTCAACGCCGCGAGCTTCACGATGAGCCGTTCGCTCCTCCAAACATGTCAACGCCATGCCTAGATGACTGATTGCTCCTTCATTTTCGATGCAAGGGAATTTATCGTTAAGCCCCTGCAAGATAATTTTTGTCGCAGCGATCATGGTATCGACCTGGCAACCATTGACGCCATTTTCTTTGATTGGGCCATTTTGGATTCTAAAAGATATTGTGTTATCGCCATGGTGGACACAAACACAGTATTTCGGGTCAACATCTGACCACTTGCCGTCTGCTATTTCGTTGTCTGAATAAACGTCAAACGCGCCAATTTGTGTAACTTGTTTCAGTGTTTCTAATGCCATTCTAATGCCCTCCCGAGCGTGTAAGTTTCTAAAATCTTACGTCTTGGTTATTTCGTTAGAAAACAATAGACCAATGTTTCCATTGCCAAAATCTATAGTGAACCCATCGCCTGTTGACTGAACATCAGTAATCACGCCAACGCCCCAGCTATAAGCAGGATAGTTTTTTTTCACACAAACAACTTTATCGCCTAATTCAAACATCTCTAATTCCCTCCTCATAGGGTGCAATCTTTTCTAATCTTACATGGGCCGGAAACAATCTCCGGCCCATCAAAACGGTGTTATTCTTCATCAATCTCTTGATCTTGCCAGTGCTGCGCCAACAGATCATCTTCAATGGCAGACATTAAATCCGCTGGTATATGATCAGTTATGTCAGTCTCTTTATTGCCGTGAGAGATAACCACCGTTACGTCTTCAACCTGTGCCGGCTCTGCTGGCTCCATGTGTGACTGTGCCTGGCCCCTACTAAAACTCTCAGCCCTGGCAATTAGACACGCATTCACATCAGTTTCTATAAACACCTTCATTTGGCCCTCCAGCCTGTAAGTCACTTCAACTTTCATTCTCGGCAGCCAGGCACTGATCAAAGAAAATCTGAATAGAGCCGAACTTCTCTGTTAACATTTTTTTGTCGGCGTCTTTTAGTCTTATTGACATGGTCTTTTTTAAATCCGCTGGTTTTTTGGGTGGCTGCCCCCTCTTAGCTTTTTTCATTTGCCTAATCCCCCGGTCTGTAAAATCTGATTTGTCACTTTTACAATCGATCACTCTACGCCCCATTCTCGTTTAGTTTTTGCATTAAAGCTGTCTGTTCCCGCGCTAAGCCCTGCGGTTTTTCTAAGATTCGCGTTTGATAACTTCTTTTTTTATCCAAACAAACGCCGCTTTTAAAGAGGCAACTCTGTGCGAAGGGTTGTCGTCACCCTCCCACGAAACGACCCACGAAACGCCTGTTTGGTTGACTGCGAATTGATACCCGTCGCCGACAGGCCAATCGGTCAAGCGACCAATCACAGAAAACCCGTCGTCTTCTGTGATATCTAAAGCGGGGGATAGATGCTTTTTCATACTTCGACCCACCAAGCTATATCGGCGGTCATGCCTGCGTCGGCTGCTTGGGTCTTCGTTGAGTAGCTGTATATGTAGTCATCGGTTCCGAAGTTGGTGGCAGTGGCGGTTAAATTCCACCCGATATTTTCGTCGCACTTGACTACACTAAAGGTGCGACCGTCGGTGCGTTGCCCTTCGTAATGTCCTGAGCTTACTTTCTTCATTTTGTTCTCCTTGGTTAGTGCCCGTCTACATATATAGAATAACACATCTAATATTAAATGCAACACTTTTATTAATTATTATTTAAAGTGTTGCATTTTAAGCCTCAGTCCACCAAGTCGCTGTGGCGTCCATGCCGCCCTCTACAGCCTCTTTCTTGGTGTCGTAGCTGTATATGTAAGCGTCACTGCCAAAGTCAGTCTCAGTGGCGGTCAGGTTCCATCCGACGCTCTCTACACTATTGACTACCTCAAACTTTCGGCCATCTTCTCTCTGTCCTTCGTAACGTCCCTTGCTTACTTTTCTCATTTTGTTCTCCTTGGTTAGTGCCCGTCTACATATATAGAATAACACAACCAGGATTAATTGCAACACATTTAATAATTATCTTTCAGGGCGTCTCACTTTGAGAACACGCCTGTACGTCTTCTAAGATTGCATTATAAAAAATTGTCTTTTGACTCGTAGCCATTCTCTAGAAATTCTGCGTGTAACGTGCAGACCACATGACCTTTCAGCCAGGCAGCAGAGATATAATGGTTTTTCAGATAACTTTAATCTTTGACGGCTAAACTTTATTGAAAATAACTTTGAGCGTTCAGCTTTACGCTTTGAGCTTTTCAATGGAGCAGGGTTTCCTCCTGCGATGGGGTTTAGCAAACCGGTATTATCGTTACAACTTTTTTTCATTTCACTAGCAAAAGACACAATAATTAAATCTCTATAGTTAAGGTTGCATTTTTAAGAGAAAGAAGGCCATCAAGTTTTTGATATGTATCTTCTACTTTCTCAATTTGTTTTTGAATTTCACCAAGGTCAGCGTTGAATTTGTAAGTTACGAGCTGCTTATTGCCATCGTTATCCTCAAACACTTGCGGCTGTTTTCTCTCAGCATCTTGAACCTTTACCAAATTAGCTGACAGATTTCTTAGATAGCCGATCTCATTTGCATAGACCTCACGCTTCCAGCTCAGCCAATCAAAAATACTCCGCTCATCACCGAGGACATCAAGTTTATTATCGATATTGACCTTGCTGATAGCAGAGCGAATTTTTACAAGCCTTCTGTTGAGGTCATTGATGGCCTGCCTTTCGCTTTTTAGCGCCGCTTCAGAGCCGCCCTCGCTCTCAAACGGGTCTTTTGCGTGGGTTGGATGGGCCACCATCCTCTGCGAAAAACTCTGCTTTTCGGTGATTTTCTTTTTCAGCAGATTTATCTCTGAAAGTCCTTCTGTAATCGTAATCATCTCATTTCTCCTGTTTTCTTAAACTTTGATTATTTCGCCCTTAATGGGTACACTTCCTTCAAACTTTAGCTCTGCTTTGCTTTTTCCGGCGCAAACTCAAGCTCATCAAACCACTCAGATAACATGAACGCCACAGCCGCATCTTTATGCTCATGCTTTGGCGACCATGAACCCATAATTGATTTAATTGCTCGCATGGCCTTTGTTGAATCAACGCCCTCTTTCGGAGTCATTTTTGTGAACTTGCCGCCACTGAAAAACATCTGTGAAAATATCTTGTTCCACTTTGTATCCCCGCGCCAAAACTCTTTAGGAATTTCTTCTTTTGAAGGCATTTTATCAGCGTTTGAAAACGCCACCTCTAAATCAGTTACTTCAAAAACCTCTAACATCTCTTATTCGCTCCTCGCACTATGCGTTTTCTATAAAAGCGTGATCATGATATCACTCAAACCACGCACGCCATATTTACTGCTCGTCATTGCCTCGCTCAACTCTCGTACTTCATCGGCCTCAAAGCTAGTGATATAAATTTCATTTTGAATTTTTGCTGAAGCTCCAAACGTTTTCTCTCTCATTACCTCGGTCGCATCAGGATTCTTCGCAGCAAACTTCTCGCTAGTAGCCCTCAAGTCGTGTGGCGTGATATCCTTCAGCGTGGACCTGTCGCGCTCTACAAGGCCGGACTCCCTTAGTAGTCTCCGCCACCTCGATTGATACCAACCACGGGTACTGTGTCTGTTTATATCGTAGGCGTGCGGGAATATAAAGGGCGAATCAAATGTTTGAAAGTATTTCTCGTAGAATGGCGCGCATAGGCTATTAAGGGCAACGACTCTACCCTTCTTGGTCTTCACAATTTCAGGCCTCAAAGTAATCGCCAATGATTTGAAACAAAAATCATCCTTTCGCAGCTTTGTGCGCTCACCGGGTCTCATTCCGTGCATCAGTCCGAGTGTAACAAATACATAGTTAACTGGGTCT